GGAACGCAGTAGACGTACTGTACTGACTATTCAGGTTAGCCACACCGTTCGTCTGGATTTGACCCGTACCGCCTGCTGGACAGTCAGACACCGCCACGCCAGCTAAGTAATAACCGCTAGACTGCGAGATATTCAACGGTGTCGTCGGCGCAGAACCTGTAACGCCTGCTGTAATAGCCTGTGTCGCACCGAAAGGATACGCGTTAACGATGGCGTACTGAGCGATGTTATTGGAGTTGATCCAAGCAATCACCGCGTTGTAGCCGTATGAAGGCGTAATACAAGCCTGCATGTTGGAGGTTGAGCCATTAATACCAGATAGTAAACCCGATGGAGTGGAGCTTATAGCACTTATAGATGAAACCCCGGAGAACCCATATAAGTTGGCAGTGGCATTACCAAGGCCGAAAAATAAAAATGTCCCTGCGCCGGTAGCGCCTACTGCACCAAGACCTGCTGTACCCCAGTTTGATGTAGTCGCAGTAGTAACAGATGTACCTTGTATCGTAGCATTATGGGTATTAGCTGCGGTAAACAATTCTAACGTCGCGGCGGCACTAGCTGACATAAGCGTTACTATGCCCGACGAATTAACAGCTAGTTGAGATGGTATTGTTTGGTTACTACCGCCACCGTAATTAGTTGGCCCTTGAAAAAGTGCGTAGTTATTAGCCCCGGATTTATAAAATGATGCGAAGGCGGCGATTGTAGTACCGGCTGTGTAGGCAACCCAAAAAGCCCCATTTGGTGCGGCGTAAACAGAATACGAACCTATAGTAATACCCGATGCAATTTGACCATAATTTACAACTAGAACTCCAGCGTTACTAAAAATAGAAACATCCGGGTTAGCGGAGGTGTTAGTAAAAACTAAAACAAACCGATCACCAGCTATACCCGCAAGATCAAAACGCGGGGAAGCATCAGTTGTTTGAGTAATCGTAGTAATTAGGCCAAAAGTAGAAGAATATAAAGCTAAAGTTATAGAACTTGCGCCAGTAGTTTGGTACCCGACTACGATCTTACCGCTCGACAATGCTGCAATACGTACTCGCGCAGCCGCGCCAGTAGCCCCCGTACCGACTGCAACAGTAGTTTGCAAAACACCGGTTACTGAGTACACATTAAAACCAACTGCACCGGAAGTAGCATCTTTATATGCGATAGCAAACCGACCATCAGGTAGTGTTGTGCTTTTGACTCCACTAACAGTGTTTGCATAAACCGCACTAGGGGCTACTGTGTAATTGGTGCCAGTAGACATTACTTGGTTTAACGCCACAGTCTCAGTATTAGCCGCTAAATATGCGGCTTTCATGGGTAACGATGTTGACCGCGCATACGTACTCGCACTGGCGGAAGCAGTGCCAACTGGGCTTGTAGTTGTTACTGTAGACAATAGCTCGTAAGTTGTTAAATCTATTTTGGTATTGTATATGTCGTACATCTGCGTAGAAGAACCACTAAAAGTGCCTACGTGGTAGAGACTTAAATACCCGGGAATCTCAGCCATACCAATACGGTAAAAACTACTTACGTTATACAGAATAGGGGGGCATGGCTTAGGTGCCGCAAATACAGGAACTCCAGCAGATGTATAAACCATATAATACAACGCCCCAGCGCCGCCACTTATAAAATAAACAAATCCACCTGAACTTAATTCTTTAAGCCATGTAATTGCCGTGCTTGCGCCAACTGGGGTGGGTATCATGCCTGTTGAGGGCACGGTAAATTGAGAACTTAATACGTTTCCTGTAGGTAGTAGATTAAAGCTATAAGACAAAGTATTGCCAACGGCGCGATACCCTATAACAAAAGTATCGTTAGTAAGACATGTTACGTACGGTAGAGGGGCGTTTGTAACAGCAATAGCCTGAATACCTGTAATACCCCCACCACTACTGTTGTACACGTTGAAATAAATTGTCGAGGAATTATTAAGCCCCACAAGGCACACACTACTATCGCTTCTAGCCGCAATTGCTATACTGTTGCTGGTGTTGCTTAAGGGAAAAGCAGTGATCCAAGCATATGCGCCCACTCCTGTAGCACTGTAAGATCGTAAATAAGCGTTGACTGCGCCAACTCCTACTACAGATAGCGCAAACCCGCCATTAGGTAAAGCACAAGCAGTTATAGGTAAGCTAGCGGTTGCCGTTGTAGGGAAAGTGCCATCCGCAGCATAAGCCGTTGTTACCGTACCGGTATTTGTATATATAGCAAACCCGGGGTCAGTGCCAGAGACAGCATCGATAAAATATGCAACGAAGCCGCCGCCAGTAAGCGCAACAACACCTATGGGGTAAGGGGCAGGTAAGTTTGACCCGCCAGCTAATATTGTTACAGGAGCCACCACCTCTACATTATCTACATCTACAATTCTAAAAGTCGGATACCCGGTCCCCGCCGCCGTAGCGTAAACAATAACAATATTACCGTTGCTAAGTTTAGCCGCGCATTGCCCAGAAGAGCCACCCGAAATGGTAGTAAGCCCCGTAGTATAGTAATTAACCGCTGTCGCAGTGCCACCAACAGTCGCGCCGTAGATAGGTGAAGCTGGGGATATATTAAAATTAGCAACGCCGGGTGAGGGTGGGAGGCCAAAGTCGCCGTTTTTCTGGTACACATAGTCGCCTGCACTAAAGCCCGTCGAGCTTGGTACGGTGATAAAGTCAGGGCTGAGACTGCCGCTTGGTGCTGGTGTAATTGATCTCGACATGTGTTACTCCTCGTATCCGTAAACGCTGACGCTCAGGCCAGCGACGCTTGCATAAACTACCACGTTCTCGGCTGCATTAGCGACTATACCGCCACGCTCTAGCACTCCATTACCGGGGATGATTGAATCATATTCGATGTACTCGGCTGTCGTCGGAGTCGCAGTCGCTGCAATAGCCAAACGCACCGGAATCGCATAGCCCGTCGTATTCGCAATGCTAACATTGAACACCGCCGCTGTGGCTACCGGCACGGTATAAACCGTCGTTAATGTTGCAGCCGCCGGAGCAGCTTGACCTAGAAGTTTACCTGCCATGATAATTCCTTAAAATTGAGCCATGTAATAGACTTTAGCCACGCTTGGCCCTGATGGTGGGATTACTAGCGCCTGACTAGCCCATGTTCCACCTACGGAAGTAAGGACGTTACCAGCAGTGCCGGGAGCTACTTCTTGAACAGCCGATGTGGCGTTACCCAGCAGCACACTATTAAGTGCCAGCGTAGATTTACCCGTACCGCCATAGCCAGCAGCTAACGTACCCGCAAGAGTGATAGTCCCCGTCGTAGTAACCGGACCGCCGGAAGTTGTAAGTCCTGTAGAGCCACCAGACACGTCCACATAAGAGACGCTACCTAAACCCGCCGAAGTGTTCCACGCATACGCGCTACCTGTCCACTGTAAGAACGCACCCGCAGGAGATGGAGTCGGTACACTACTAAACCCGCCTGTACCGTTACCGTAAAGAATGTTTGTGCCGCTTGTAGCAGGGGCGTAGTCAACACCGGATACCGCAGCGGAGATCGTACTGCCGTTACCCTTGAGAATACCTGTAACAGTCGTTGCAGTGCCTGTGGCGTTAATCTGGATCGTGCCAGCACCATTAGCAATCGTTACACCCGTACCCGCAGTCAGCGTAGCCTTAGAGAGCGTATTACCTGTGCTGTTACCAATCAGAAGCTGACCGTCAGTGTAAGTAGTCTGACCTGTACCACCTGAACCCACACCCAAGGCAGCACCGAGTGACAAGGATGGGAAGTAAGAAACCGCAGACGTTACGTCCGTGCCGTTGTTGTAGACCAACGCGCTCTTACCCGCAGGAACAACGACACTCGCGCCTGTAGCGTTCTTAACAGTAACCGCGTCGGCCAAACCGTTGTTGATGACGTATGGCTTCTCAATCGCTGGGACAATCAGGTTCCGTGCACCACCAGAAGTACCGGTCAGGTTTAGGCGGAAGTTACGTGCTGTCTGGCTAAGATTGGAGTTAACAAGCGTCAGTGTGATGTCCACACCCGCGAAAGCTACGTCTGCTGTACCTACAATCGTTTCTTCTAGCGCGTACTGTAGGTTGTTATTGGTGGTGTAGCCCCACTGACCATTCTGGTCACCAGTAGCAATTAGTTCAACTTTTAGGCTGGTGTAAGTACTCATGACTATCCTTTAACTACGTAATCCGAATAACCGCTGAAGAGTATGTATTAGCCGGTAGCGTAATTGTAAATGTATTGGCAGACGTTTTATCTGAACCAAAATCTAGTACGGCAATTGATTTGTTGCTCTTACTGCTGTTGTAAATTAACGCGCCTCTAGCGGTAATCACGCCGTTCCATGAGGGGTTATTAAAACTCACGTACGCCACGCCGTTAAAAGCCGCGACAGTCACATTAACTAGCACCAACCCACCCGCCGTGTAGCCTGACGCTACAATCTCATTAGTCGCCGAATACACCGTGGTATCCGCTCCTAGCGTAGCAAAGGGGGTGTAGAGCGCAATCTTCAGTACATCCGTCGTCAGGTCGTGTTGACCCAACAATATCTGCTGCTTGAAACTCGTAGTCTGCCCTTGCTGGATAGCCATTACTCGACCTTAACTTTAACTTGCCCAGAACGGTAAGTGTCCTGACGCAGCTTGCCATCGCTCAATTGCTTCAACAACATCATAGACTGCATGTACATCTGCTGGTACAGGTTAACCATGTCAGGCTCACCCTTCATGAAGCGAATAGCCTCAACCAGAGCGCCGTTTAGCAGCGCAGAGTCAAAGTTATTGCCAAGCCATGTGGTGCCAGCCGTTACGATAGACACAGGATACGCAGCGTAATTCAGCTTCAAAGCGTAGGTTGCATCAGGCGTAGGGCCCAGAATGATCGTCGTTACAGTCGATGTAGCGTCTTTAATTGCGTAGTGCTCCGGTAGTCCGGTCACCGCTGGGAAGGGGTAAGCCTGCCGAATGTAGTTCACATCCTTGTCCAGCAGGTACGTATACTCGCCCAAAGCGTCTACAACAGCAATCGAGAACGGATACAAGAAATCTGTCGGTAACGCTATCGACTCTACGTTGATCGCACAAGTGGTGGAGTACTCTTTACGCAGGGCAGGGGGCTGCACCGCGTTATAAATCTTCTGTTCCGCTTGCTGCGTGAACATCGCATACTCATCCGCCGTGAACGTGTTTTCACAGATAGTCGCAATATTCGTACAGAGATCAACGTAGTTCATAGCGTACCTTTAGGCCATTGGCCCACGGCTCATCAAGCCTTTAGTTGCAGCGCCAGTGCCGCGCATTTTGATACCAGTTGTCTTGACATCATCACGTGCTGGGTTGCCCATGCTTACGCGTGGAGCAGTAGTGCCCGGCTTCATATCACCAGACTTCAGCGTGTTCGGGTCAACAGGTTTCTTCATCTTCATAGGACCTCCGGTCATTGAATGGGGCTTAGCATACACAGCGGCTTGGCCTACTTCTTTGCCTTTAACCTTTTGTGAGAACTTAGCCATTACCGACCTCTTGAGCCAGATTTTTGGTTTGCTGCACGAGACAGGTTACGGCCAAGATTCTTGCGATCCAGTGATGTCGGACCGCCTTTTTTCATACCGTGCATCTTCTTCTCGTGCGTCTTAACTTCGGCCTTAGCCACTTTCTTCATGCTGTCCATTTTAGACTCCTATGTAGTCGTGATCGTTACGTTACTTACTACCCCCGGCGGTGCTAAGTAGTTCGGGGTTAACCCATTGTCAGGAGTCTGCGCCCCACCAATCGGTGCCCAACCCCACTGAAATACCCTGCTGCCTGTACTTGGATCGCCAAAGTCAGTATTCGTTGTAAGCTGCAAACCCGTGTAGCCCGCTTGGTAGTAGCTAGTATCAGGTCTTGGCTCACGCACTGCTTGCGGATCGCTAACTGGATACATACCTAACTGCAACTGCGGCTGATCTGGTTCCCAGCACGTTGGGCATACGATAATACTAACCTGCTTAGTCTTAATCGTCAGCTTCTTTAATTCTTTCAGCTTATAACGAAACCCGCACCGATCACACTCGGCGATTGCATTCTTGCCTGATGAGAACCTATTGCCCATGATTACGTAATAAACATCTGACGTGGCACCAAACGATCCGCAGCCTTCTCGCGGTCTTCACCTGCGGCCAATTCCCAAGCCTCGTCGTACATCGCTTTGAGCCCTTGAATACGGACAGGATCAGCGTTAGGCAGCTTCAGCGCCAGCATGTACGAAAGTCCTGCTACCAGACAGTTCTGGAAGCGGAACGGGATATCGACAATATTCACACCATTACCGGCGTCGTTAATGCGCTTCATGCGCCAGTAGTAAAAAACGTAGTACGGAGCAGCCAGCGTACCTTGATCCGGCGCAGGCCACACATTAATCTGTGGATGCTTAGCTATCGCAGCTTCAGAGCCCACCTTCTGCCCACTCTGGCGGTTAACCCACACCTGAATAGGACGACCTTGCGCTAACTTGTTCGGGATCGTTGAGTAGGTAGATACGCTGATTCGAGTGATGTTGAGGTCAGTTTGGTTAGGACCTTGTCCGGAATCAGTACGAATAACGTGCTCCACCAAATCCACGGTATCGTCAGGTAGATCATAAGTCGTCACTCCTTGAACCATGTTGACGGAGCCTTGCTCAATCGTCCACAGGTTGATACCACGGTTAGCCCACTCACCCAGCAAGAAGTTCAAGCTACGACGAGCCGTACGGAAGTCGTAACCGCTCCGCAGTTCCTGCCCACAACGCTCAAACGCCTCTTCGAATATCTCGTTGAGGCTTGGGTTAAACGCTGTTGTAGCTGTTGAATATGACATTATTTAAGCACCGAAAATTTCTTCTTTGTCTAACAGCTCAGCGTCTATCTGTTCGTCCGTCATGGTATCGCAAGTGCACTCGCCCGCTTCATGGCGCATGCAATCTTTAGTGTGTTCTTCCATTATTTCCTCGCCATTCGCATGTTATCGATCAAGTTCGGATACGGCCTACCAGCTGCTTTAGCTGACGCCTTAGCAGCAGACTTCTTTGCGGGGCTTAACTTCTTAGACTTCTTCTTGGGGTTTGGCTGATCCCACACTTCTCCACCTTCCGCGTACTGAGTAAAGTCAGTATCATCCCGACGGGCTTTCTTCTTCCCGCCGGGCATCTTGGAAGGGTTGATGTCACCCATACCGCGTGAGGCTCTCATCTCAGCACTTACCGCCTCTGACAGCGGCTTTAGCACCACCCATCTTAACCATCATGCCTTTGGTCTTGCCTTTAGAAGCAATACCGTCTTTGCTAGGGGAGGCTGTACGTACAGAACCCATCTTGGAGGCAATCACGCCACCTTTTTTGAATTTCATTTCTTTCATCTCGCCCTCTTCGTGTTTGATCATCGACTTAGGAGCGCCCTTTTTCTTCATGAACGCAACTTCTTTGCCAACCATCTTCTTAGATTCAGCCATACCACCCCCTTTAAATTTTTTGCCTTTATCGGCAGACATGAACTCTTTTCCCACGCTCTGTGGAATTTTAGTCCGTTTCGCAACAGCTGGATTTGTAGCTACAGCCGCCATCAGACGGTGTTGTTTAGCGGATACGCTAGGCACAATTAAGCCCTCGTCTTACCGCGAATAGCGCAGCCATCTGCACGG